TTTGGCTTTCATCGAGGGTGAGGCCGTGGGCGGCCGGGTCGAAGTCAAAAGGCATGTGGCTATCCCCTGGGGATTGGATGAGCCCGCCTGGCGGGCATAAAAAAACCCGCCGAAGCGGGTTGGGTTTATATCCAGTTGTCATATCGATTTAGCAGGATGTTGTCCATTTGCCTGAGACTTAAGCTCTTTTGAAGTTCTAATTCAAAGAGTTCCTTCGCATCAAGGTAAATGCTCACGTAGTGCCTGTAGTTTTTAACCGATCGAGAGGCGGTGAAGGCGAATACCCATTCTTCCTCGTCCGCCAGCCACTTCAACGCTATGCGAGCTCTAGAGTCCATCATGGGAAAGTGGTTGGGTCGATGAAAATGGAGATACTTGGAAGCAAAGCTGCTGCAGTCACGATCGGTCAGTCCTGTGACCGCTTCACAGAGGCGTGCGTGGACCTTTACCACATCCGTAATCGAGGAGCGTGTAATGGCTCCCTTCTCAGGCAGCAGCTGTAGCAACTCTTCTACCATCGACTTGGAAATAGATTCTGCCAGTACATGGTAAAAAGAACCGGACGAAACAGAATCACCCTTTACCCTCCGGCGCTCGGCAGATGCCGCCAAGCTTCGGCCGATGATGAGGGCTTTGGATGCGATCTGAGCCGGATCGGTGTTGCTCGGGTTTTCACGCACGAGTTGGTAAAGCATGCGGTTTGCAGGGATGAAGATACCGCACCCCTCGTCCGTGCCGATGAAACTATCAGTCAAATATTCCCTGGGTTTAGTCGCTGTGAGCATGCGTGCCTCCTTGTGGGTAAAGACACGATACCGAAGCTGCGCCGTTGATCAATCCAAACCCGCCCGCTCAAACGCCAACGGCTCCAGGTCCTTGAGTTGATCGAGCGTCAGCGGCTTGAAGTTCTTATCCAACTGGAGCGCGGCAAAGCGCTCAGCCGTCAGGCCGCCATCGCGGAACAGCCTGCCACGCACCGGCCCCAGTGCAGCGTCTTGGAACGCCGTCGGCTGCGTTTTCAGCCATTGGTAGTAGCTGAGGCTTGCCGAGACCTGCCCGCCGCCATCCGCGCCCACGGCCGCCCTCGTAGCGCCCTGCGAAAACAGCGCCGACAACTTGGTGATCGGCGTAATGGTGGTCCGGCAGTGAATGTGGAACGGCGGCACAGGCCCCTTGCCCATCTCGTACTCGCGGCCATCCAGGCTCCTGCACCGCACACTGGTTTTCCGGTCAAGCGTGGCGACGATCCGATAGCCCGGCACCACTTCGGCATTGGCCTTGAGTGTTTCCATGCGCGCCGTGGTGGCCACATGTTGGACTGCGGTCTGGACCACTGCTCTGGCGCTCCGATTCGTGACCGCCAGCACGCCATCGGTGAAGTTCTGCGCCGCAGTACCGCGTATTGCCTGGGTGATCTCGGCATTGGTCTGGCCCTGCACGACACCCATCCGGATGGCGTTGGTGACCCTGTCCGCTTCAGTGCGGGTCCATCCGTTCAGGAAGGGCTTGAGCAGCTTGCCACCATCCACCCCGGCCACCTGCAGGGGCTGCGTATTGATCGCCGCCCGGATCAGGGAATCCGCCGGCATGACCGCGTCGATCAGCAGCGCCTTCGCTAGGCTGCGGCCTTCGAATGCGGCCTCATACTGGGCAATATCCACCAAGTCGGACTGCATCCGGTCGCTGAAGGCCTTGTAGATCTCCAGCAACTTGCCGCCCACTCGCCCAAGAAATTCCTCAAGCCGGCTCCGGCTATATGTGGTCAGCTCCTTGCGGGTGAGCTGGTCGCGAACGTGGGTGTCAGCGCGGCGCAGGTAGGTCTCAAACTTCTTGACCTCGCCAGCCTTGAGCCGCTCAAGCAGTACCGAGTGGCGGCTGACCTGCTCCACCAGCTTCTCGTCCGCCGTTTGCTCCGGTTTCGTCGCCATCGTCTTTGTCCAAATTGACGCCGCCGGAGCCGTGATCGTCGCCGATCAGTTCGGCCTCTTCGTCGTACGGGTGTTCGGGCAGCTTGCCGGTGGTGAGGTACTGCCAGTAGGTCTCGGCGCTGATGGTGCCCGCCATGACACTCTTCTGCAGTTCTGCCAGCACCTGGGCGTCAACCTCAGGAATCACGAACTCTGGCTTGACTGTGAAGACAACCTCGTCAGGGTTGTAGCCAGTCCACTCCGCCGCGTAGCGCAGGGCCTGCTCGATGCCGGCAGCCGCTGTAATGACGATGCTGTGCAGCGTGGCATGCTGGTCGTTCTGGCGGGTCTTGCGGGCCTCGCCCGACTCCGTGCCAGAGACGTCCATGACCTTGGCGCCAGCCTCAAGGGCGGCGTTCTTCTGGTCTTCCATCGCAGTGCGGACAGCCTCGATTCCGGCCCCCTGGAACTCCAGATAGCCGCATTGGCCGTTCGGTCCTAGATCCCAAGCTGCGGAAGGACCGGTCACACTTAGTTCCACGCTTTCGTCCAAGCCAGATACCCACGGCTGCGGGTGGCTGGTCTGGTGCAGCGCGGTGAAGTAGTCGGCACTGAGCTGGTACGACTTCAGCGCGGCCCGGGCCATGGTCAGCAGTGGGATCTCGTCCACATCCGGCGAATTGTCGGTGGAACCGCAATAGATGACCGGGATGTAGTCCAGGCCGCGCACTAGTTTGTTGTTGCCGTCGACGGTACCCAGTGGGCGGTCGTCCTCAATCAGCTCACCGGCCTCGTTGCGCACGCCTGTGCGGCAAACCGCGCCGTCCATGTAGAACTCTCGATACACCGTCTCGCATTCGTGACTGTAGCGGTCCTGCTCCTTGCGCCTGAATTCGCGGAACACCGACAGCACCAGGTCCTGGCGGCCACCTTGGTCGGCGGTGTCCCAGTTGATGGCGTTGCGCACCGCGTAGGTGGCGAAGTACGGCTGGCCGGCGTCATCGATGTTGACCACCAGAGGCACCCGGCCGTGAGAAATGGCCTGGCGCACGATCCGCAGGAGGAGCTGGGTCAGGCCGAAGCCATCAGCCGTGGCGTTGTCCTCCAGCCCCCTCAGGCCTGCAGGCAGCTTCACCTCGGGAATCAGTCGAGAAACCAGGCCCATCATCGAGCGAAGCGAATCACGCACCCAGTGCTCGTACTGAGCCCGGGCGGTGTAGTTCTGGTACAGGTAGGCATTGCCGGCGCCGTCCAGCTTCTCGGCCTCGGTCATGCCGCTGGGCTTGGGCAGGTTGCGTGGGCTGCGCTTGATGGCGCCCTCGCCCTCCAGAGCGTCGTCCATCATCCGCCACTCTTCTATGTGAGCGTCGTAGTCTGGGTTGGTGGATTGAACAGGCATTACGCCAAACCTCCGATGCGGCGGACACCGCCTGTGCGTTTACGTCGCGCCATGGCAACGGCGAAATATCGGAACCCGTCAGCCGGGTGCGAGGACCAGTCATGAAGCGGCTTGTCCTTCCAGCACCCGCGCTTGTCGTCCCACTCCTTGCGATAGCTCTCCAGGGCGGTGATGCCCTCGCTGCACTTGGCCTCATCAAAGGCGCAGTTGGGCAGGATCTCTCGCGCCTGTTCGATGCCTTCGTCAACGCCTAGCTTCGGGACCACCTGGAAGATCATCCGATACTTCTCGCCGTCGATCTCGTAGCCCTCGCGCGCGAGTTCGCGCCGAGTCTTGCCATCGCTACCAAACTCGCGGTTGTCGATATCGTGAGGGCCCCAGTGCTCGCCGTAGGAGTAGCCGCGATCCTTCAGCACCTTCATGTAGTGCCGCAGGCCTTCCCCGCTGTTCTGGTAGAAGTCGATGACGTGGAATTCCTCGCCGACGATGCGGACGAACCAGATGGCAGTCGAGTCGCCCACGCCGATATCCCAGAACGTGTGCACCGGCAGGTGGCTGTTGTCTGGCAGCTTGCCGATGCGCTGGGCGGCGTAAAGCTTGGTGAACTGCTTGGCGTAGTAAGCGCCCTCGATCGTCTGCTGGAATGCCTCGGCAGGGATCGACGGGTACTCGCGCTTCATATCGTCGCCGAGGGTCTTTTCCTTGGCGGTGTACCAGGCGCGCTGGCCTGGATTGGTGACGATGCCGTGTTTTGCGACCAGGTCGTCGAAGTACTTGGTCAGCCGATCAGGGATCAGGACATCGGTCGGATCCAGCCAGTAAAGCGGGTTCCGCCACCAGCTGAAGAAGAAAAACTTCCAGTCCAGCAGGCCCAGGGGCACGCCGGCCAGCTGCTGCTTCTCGGCGGACTGGCTGTAGTCGAAGAAGTACCCGGCCCGACCTTCAGCCGTGGATTCAATGGTGACGAAGCACTCAGCGGCCACGGCCTCGAACGCACCGGTCACGATCTCCCGCGCCTT